TTGCAAGCAGCAGCTTGCATAAAAAGCAACAGGCTTCGCAGCAGAAGGCCCCGCCGATCAACATGATCGGTGGCCCGTCCGGAACTGCAAACAACACCATGAGCGACCAGAAGCGGTCGTCCACGTCTATGGTAGAGACGAAGTCTCCCGACACGAAGTTCGTGTCGACCAGGTCGGCGCTCCGATCGTCCGCTTCCCGTACTATGACAGGGAAGGCGGCCGCGGAAGCACGCGCCAACTTGGTGGGTGTAAAGGGTTGCGTGAACGCACTGTTCACCACCTTGAGTCTTTTCGGGCTAACCGACGAAGCGCGGGCGCGCGACGAAGGAAAGACCGTTGAGCACTGGCAACGAGCGGCTACGCTGTTAGGTGCCGGTGGGTGGATGAAGTGGGCAAAGTACAAGTTTGCTGCCTACTTCTTCTACCATACCGAGCAGGGTGATGACATCGTCCCCTGCCCGGTTCTCGAACTCAAGGACAACCCAGGAATTTTGTGCAATGGCCAATCCGGTCGCTGGATCAACACACTGGTTCGGGCAGGCAAGTCTCGCAAGGGCAAGGCCGCCACCCCAATTGGTGAAAACGATCGTCGACGCGCAGCAGAGGTGCTCGCGTCGATCCTCCAGATCAAGAAGGGCTGTCCCCGCCCCGACAAGATGCTGGTGGAGGCGGCTGTACAGAAATCGACCGTCCTGTTGACGTCCCGTCGGCCCGACCCTCGCGAGCGCTTGGTTATCACGAGCTCGCCAGGCGAAGGTTTGCTGGACTACGCAGACGTGACCGATGACTGTGGGCCACATGTGGAGCTCAATCTTTCACGACGTGCGGCAGAAGAACAACTGCGGCGCACTGTACGTGAACTGTATGAGGGAAAGTTTTACGGCGACAAGGACCGCTATGCGCCGATCTTTCCTTCCGTCTCCGCGTCAAACAAAACGACGCGGGACGACGGTGGCCAGTTTTCCGACGTCGTTTCTGACGCGCAGCATGCGGAGCTGCGCGATAGCGACGTTAGGCCTGGTTCTCCGGTACCGTCGCTCGTCCGTTTCCGACCCGTCGTGGTCGCCGACGTAAACGAGCAGATTGGCGCTTCACGCACGGTTGTGTACGAAGCAGATGTGAGGAAGCTTCAGCGCACCTATGGTGCACTGTACGATGAGATGGTCGCGAAGGCGCAGGTTGAACCCGCGGTCGCGATCCCTGTCGGCCTGGCCGAAAGTCTCAAAGTGCGTGTGATCACCAAGGGTCCCGCTGCCCTCTCGTTCGTGCTCAAACCTCTGCAAAAATTCCTGTGGAAGCATCTCGCC